AAAAAGTTGTTGCTAAAAAGCAACGGGGCGAAGCCGAACGCGATGGGTCTTTATATTTATCTGTAGGGGTCACCTCTTCATCTCCCCCCCACAAAAAAAAATTGCACCTTAACAATAAAACTCGTATAACTTGACAATGGATAAACGTAGACGCGAAGGGCTTTTAATTGAATGCTGTGGATGCAAAAGAATGCTTCCGGCCGGAAGATTCAGAGTTCGCCTGCGTGGTGGCAAACCCGTTTTGAGGCCCAGGTGTCGTGGCTGCGAAAAGCCGGAACGTGCGGCGGCGGCGCACAAGCGCCGAACAAAGACGAGGGGATCGTTTACTGCGAAAGACGTTCAGAGACTGGCGTTTTCTCAGGCTGGCTTATGCAAACGTTGTCATCGAAACTTAGCAATAACGGGTTATCACGTTGATCACATTGTGCCGATTGCGCGTGGTGGAATGAACGTAGTGGGGAACATTCAGTTGCTTTGTCCAAGTTGTAACTTGAGAAAGGGGTCGAAATGATTTTATACGACGGATTTGAGGATGCGTTTGTTTGCTGGGGAACCAGGGCGGACAAACGGGTTGCGGTGTACGACTTTAATGAATGCGTGGAAATCTTAAGAAAGCGCGATGATATGCCTGTAGAAGAGGCGTTGGAGTATATGGCTTTTAACGTAACGAGCATGTACGTTGGAGACTCAACGCCGATATTTATAGGGGGAGAAGAATTGGAGTAGCGAGGTGAGTTATGAAATTTCCTTCTGGCGGTTCTAGGCAAGGAAAACTGCACGATTTGGAGAACCCGGCAAATATTCCAGAATGGGTTGATGTGCTTAGACAGGAGATTCGGGCATTAGGAGATTTGATCAGGTTGCGCGAGGCGCTGGCCGTAACGAACAGAGACATTGAAAGGTTTCGTACTGAACGGGACTGGTTACTAAAGTTGCTCAAGCAAGAGCAGGATCAGGTTAAACAGTTGGAAAGCATTATCCAGCGAACACTGAGAGGGAAAGATGGAAAAATCTAAACGTGGATTGGCCGCAATGGACCCCGAAAAACGCAGGGAGATCCAGCAGATGGGGGGACGCTCTGTTGCTGCCGAAAATCGGGCGTATAGTAAAGACAAGAAGTTGGCTCGGGAATCCGGTCAACGGGGCGGTTTTCGTAAAGCAATTAAAGAGCGCTTAAGGGCGCAGGAGGTTGATGATGTTATTTGAAACAATGTTGTCTGCAATGCGAGGCGGCAATGCCTGCAATCGTCAGTCTTGGACAGACGGGTATATCAATATTGACCCAAGCAATGACAGCAATATCTTGCTGACGGCATCAACGGGCGTTACCAATTGGAATCCTACCAGCGCGGATTTGTTGTCCACGGATTGGCAGCCTGGTAACAACAATGTTGTTGTAGTGCCAACTGACCCGGTTGTTGTTGATCCGGTTGTTGTTGATCCGGCTCCAGTTAAATCGAGAAAGTAACATGACTAAGGCTAGTAACATCACTAGGCCTACTATGACTCAGCCTTCTAATCCTCAAGACGAAATCATTGAGGGTTGGAGGGCTGACCCTCATGGGAAATACACAAAAAAGGGCGGCAAGAACGGTCTTGAGCCTACGTCCATGAAGTTTAACGTCGCGAAACTTCGTGCGTTCTTAAGAGCGTATTCCGTTGGCATTAAGTACGGAATGCCTCAGTTGCAACCAGAAGACCTGTATGCCTTGCTGATGAAGGAAGGCAAGGAGGATTTTGGCGCAAACCAATACGACAAGAACGACAAGAAATCTGGCGACATCTGGCTTAAGGTTCGCCAAGAGTTGATCAAAGATGGCGAAGACACTTTGGAGGCGGAAGAACACGCGATTTTTCCAGCCGCTATTTATGATCACGCCAAGAGATCAAAGAGTAAAGGCATAACGTTTGGGCATTCGTATAGCGGAACGGGCTATGCGGCAAGAACCCAAAAGACTGGCGAACAAGAAGGCCAGATGATGCTTGAGCAATATTCTGGGTATGACAAGTCTGAAAACAAAAACTTGATTGATTTCATTACGCATTGGGGTGGATTCAAAACAGCGCCTGATGCTCAAGAGAAACCGCCAACTGCAAACAAGCAGTCCAGCCTTGATCAAGTCATGCCAGAAATAGACAAGACGTTAAATGACTTGTCTGCTGTTCGTGAAAAGGAGCAGACCAATGTGCCGCAGATTTCTGGTGTGCCAGTTTAATTTACGCCGCTGCATTTGTTGGAAGAAAAGGGGTAGGTCTTGACGTTTCCATTAACGCATTTCATGCAATTCGCAAATGCTCTTCTTATTGATACAAAAGAAAAGGGCATGGTCAGATTGGGCCAAAGCATGATGGGTACGCAGCGTTGGTTGCTGCGACACATGGTTGAGGGTTTTGAAAACGGCAAACGAGAGTTTGTTACTCTCAAGTGTAGACAGGCTGGTATCAGCACCCTGTCTTTGGCAATGGATTTGTTTTGGCTTCAGCGTCACAAGGGTATGACCGGGATGCTGGCCGTGCATGAAGATACGGCTCGCGATCAGTTTCGGTCTACGCTTGAGTTGTATTACGCCGGGTTGCCGGATGAATGGAAGCGCCCTATTAAGGATCACAACCGCAATCAGTTGGTATTAAGTACCGGCACTAAGTTGTTGTACCGAGTAGCCGGGACCAAGAAAACTGGCGGCGGTTCTTTAGGCCGCTCGTCCGCTTTGTCGTTTCTACACGCAACGGAGATGTCATCTTGGGGCGACCCCGAGGGGTTTGCGTCTCTTCGCGCTTCTCTGGCCCAGAAAAATCCCAATCGGTTTTATCATTGGGAGTCTACGGCTCGCGGCTTCAATATGTTCTACGATCAGTGGAAAGAAGCGCAATCTGCCGTGACTCAGCAATGTATCTTTGTGTCTTGGTGGGCAAACGAGTTTTATCGGTTTCCCCGTGGAGGCGAAGTTCACAACACTTACTACGGCAAGAACGGCAAACTAACTACGCAAGAGCGCGATTGGTGCAAAGAAGTTCAGTCGTTGTACGGTGTTGAGATTGATGACGAACAAATTGCTTGGTGGCGTTGGCTTTGTGCCGAGCAACAACAAGACGAAAGTCTTAGGTTACAAGAGTTTCCGTGGACTGAATCGCAAGCGTTTCAGGCATCTGGATCTCAGTTTTTTAATCCAATGGTTTTGGGCCGCTTGTATCAAGATGCAGGCAAACTAGATAAACCGGAAATGTACCGGCTTAGGTTTGGGTCTAACTTTTTGCAGACCGAGATTCACTCGGCTAACAGCAAAACCTCAACACTTAAGGTTTGGGAAAACCCGCAGAAGCACGCGTTCTATGTACTGGGGGCAGACCCGGCTTACGGTTCGTCTGACGAAGCAGATTCATTTGTTTGTTCTGTTTGGCGCGTTTGGGCAGATGGATGCCAACAAGTTGCTGAGTTTGCAGACAACACAATGACTACCGCGCAATTTGCGTGGGTGATTGCGTATCTTGCAGGCGCGTATGCGCCGTGTACTTACAATCTTGAAATCAACGGCCCAGGACAGGCTGTGTTAAATGAATTGCAGAATATGAGAAAAGAAAAAGTTTTTGGCTCTTCTGAGTCAAAGCCTATTCTTAAAGACGTACTTAAAAACATGAGAGAGTTCATGTATCGCAAGTACGACAGCATGTATGGCGGTGCGGGAGCATTGCATACGCAGACTACGTTCCAAATGAAAGAGCGCATGATGAACAATATGCGCGACTACATTGAACGAGACATGGCTCTTGTTTCTAGCAAAGAATTGCTAGATGAAATGAAAACGATTGTTCGTGAATCGGGATCTGCTCCTGCCGCTTCAAGCAACGCACGCGATGATAGAGTTATAGCGGCCGCTCTTGCGATCCTTGCTTGGAATGATCAAGTTCGAATTCGTCTTATGTCTGTGGGCTTAACTAGAAAATCAGAAAAAAGAAAAATAGAAGAGTTAAACAAATCTGGCGTTGAGATTAGAGGACCAGCCATTGTAAGTAGTTATCTAAAAGACATTGGTTTTCTTGTAAGCCAAGAAAACGCATTGAAAACAAATGTGAGGACCGCCCGTGGCACTCGCGTCCAAAGATAGAAGTTCGGAAATAGGTCACGATACAGATACCGCTTGGAACGATGAGCATTTGTGTTTTGTTTGGTTTTGGTTAACCGAAAACGAATTAAGTCCTTACAAAGGATGTCCGTCTGTTTTGTTAAGCGCTTTAAATGTACAAAAAGTAAATTGGAAAACAACAAAAAAACAATTTAGAGCCAGGAAATTATGGATTAGGTTTAGTATTCGTTTGTGGTTAACGGCAAGAATGAAATACATCTTGTCTGGAGAAGTGGTTCCTCGCATAGATAAACGAGACAAAAACGGAAACGTTAGAAAATTTTCAATCTTAGTTGTTGAAAAGCCAATTCCAATTCCTATACCAAATTGGTATAGAGGAACAATCAAAATGACGGCCAAAGGTTTGAGGATATTTGTTCAAACACCGCCGCAAAAGATTTCAAAAGACAATTCCAGGCTTGTTAACCCGTTCGGAGTCAGATAATGGCCGTATTAAAAGAGTTTGCGTGCAAAGCCCACGGTCCTTTTGAGGATTACGTGTCTGAAGGAGAGATTCCGGGCTGTCCAAAAGGCTGTTCGCCCCGTTTTGTAGTCCGAGAGATCCGTCAACCGCCCAAAGCAAGGGGTGTGGTGATGGGAAGGCTAGACGAAATGCAAAAAGACCTTGCTCAGACCTATGGATTGACCAATCTAAAGGCCGACAAAGAGGGCGGGACAAGCATGATGGAAGAACTCCGAAAAGGCGAAAAACCGGAGGATTTTGGGGCTTTTTGGGGCAAAAACGTCGATACGTCGCAATTTAAACCCACTCAAGCCATGCAGACAGCGCAATCTAAAGGGGAAATCCCTAAACTAAGGCCCGGACAGTTAGATGGTAGATACAGGGGTCCATTGCCGGAGGCGTAATAAATGAAAATTCCAAAAGATGATGTTGAGCGCTTTAATTTCTATATGGAATTACAAGCGAAATGCACTAACACGCAAGAAGACCGGCGCAAGGTGTATCAGAACCAACGTTTGTTTTTTTTGTTTGGCACTGGACCAGAAGGGTCCGATACCAAAGTTGTAAACAAAATTTATCCTCATGTTGATCAATTGGCTGGTCTGATGTACTCGTCAGAGACCACAAGATTTTCAATTGATATTCCGCCATCTGTTTCTGATCTCAACAAAACAATGATTGTTCCGTTGATGCAAAAATTAAATGACACATGGCATTTGTCGAATTCGGATCTTGTTTTTTCACAAGCGTTGTTGTGGTCGTTTGTTTACGGATCAATGTTTGTAAAAATCAGAATTGGTCTTGGCGGACAATTTGAGCCTTACGTTGTTGAGCCGCATGACATCGGCGTATTACGCGAAGACATTTGCGGAATTTGGAAACAAGAGGCTTTCTGTCATACGTACTATGTAACGTTAAGTCAGATGGAGGCTCAACTTAAAGAGATTGAGCATCCAAAACTTGCAACGTTGATGAAGGTAATCAATTCAGGTCCAAGAGAAAGTACGCCGCAACAGCAAGTTTTAAATCGCATTGAAACAAGCGCTTCTCAGCCAAACATAATTGGAAACATCAATTACAGTCTTGATTCAACAGTAAGGTATCGACCTCGCGTTGCTGAAAAACTAGTTAAAATGACTGAGTTGTATGTATGGAACACTGAAGAAGCCGACTATCAAGTTGTGACAATTGCAGATCCTGGCGTTGTGGTTTTTGATCGCAGCCTAGACAAAATGTTTCTCAAAAACGAATCGCCATTCATTCAAGTGTGTCCTACTCCTGCTCACGATTATTTTTGGGGTTACTCAGAAGTAGACAAACTAATTCCGTTGCAGAGAATGCGTAACGAACGGTTTGAACAAGTTCAGCACATGATGAACTTGCAGGCTCGTCCGCCTAAGTTTGGATCAGGCTTCCAAGGCGATGTCAGCGAAATTATGGACACGATGGATTCTCCAGCAGGACTTGTTGTTGGTGATATGCCAGGTGCAAAACTCGAAACAGTTTCTCCAACAATTCCTGATGATTTGTTTAAAGAAATTCGAGACATTGACGCAATGTTTGAAGAAGTTTCCGGCATCACTAACGTCATGCAAGGACGAGGAGAGTCTGGTGTAAGGTCGCAAGGTCATGCGGCCAACCTTGCTCGCTTGGGGTCATCTCGGGCCAAAAAACGAGCGCTAATCATTGAAGATCAGTTGGAAAAAATCTCAACCCTCTATCTTCAATTGATGCAGGCATATGATCCAGAAACGCTTCGCGGCGATGATGGAATTGAATTTATTGCGGAACAGTTCACAAATAATTTTATTGTTAAGGTAGATGCTCACAGCAATTCACCAATCTTCCAAGAAGATCAGCGTGCCTTAGCATTTGAATTGTTTAAAGCAAAGGCAATTGATAGAGAATCTTTGCTTGATTTGCTTGACGTACCTATGAAGGAACTGCTAAAAATGAGGCTCAAGACCCACATTGAACCCGCAGAAGCCAAAGCCGCGCAAGCGCAGCAGCAAGCAGAAGCGCAGGGTAAACAGTCCAAATCGAAAGGACACAAGTGATGCGTCATAAGCGATCCAGCAAGCGGAAAATGCGCCGCTAAACTGAAAAAATTCATAAGGGGTTGGCGATTAAACAGGAGATACGCACATGGCTCGCAAGCACAAGCGTGGCGGTCGGCGTTCGAAGCGCTAAGTAATTAGCGCTCCGGCACAAGCCGTTGCAACCCGGCCGCTAGACCTCACGGACTAGCGGCCTTTTTTGTATCTGTTGACTTTGTAATTTCATTAAGTATAGAAAGTCACTTATGAGCGTACCTCCTCAAATAGCACAAGCACTTGCTGGCGGCGGTCCCGGTGGCCCCCCAGGAGGCGGCCCTGCCGGTTCAAAGCCCCCATCACCCTCTGCGGCTCCTATGATGACTCCGCAACCCAAGCAGGGTAATGAGGCGGGTAGCAGGGCAGATGTTCAGGTGATGATCAAAAAACTCACCATGACGCTCCAGTCTTTTCCGCCCGGTACTGAACAGGGCGATGCAATAATGAAAGCCATTTCTTCGCTAACCAAAGCGTTTGGCGAAACGTCTGGCAAAGACAAAGAACTTATGCCTGCTGAGATTGCACAGGCAGTATCGGGGCTTGCAGGCCCCGGTAAGCCGCCGCCGGGTCTTCCGGCTCCGGCTGGTCCCGCCCCTCTCCCATCTCCAATGTAAGGAAGCGCCACCATGCCAGGTGATCGTCTGTTTGACCCGTCGTCCTCGCTTAAGATCCGAGATCCGCAGGACAATGCCAGCCCAAATGACCAAATTCGCAACCCGCCCCGATACATGGAGTACGGTGGTTTGCAGTCAGGTCGCGCTCGCGGTTTTTATTTGAACGGTTTTAAAATTCAGAAACCGGGGAACTCTTTAACAAATGTTCCTTTTGACAAGAAAAAGACCAAGACCGGTCGGTAATTAATTACAAGGGGTATTCGAAATGGCTTTGGAAGACTTATCGGAAGCCGATCAAGCAAAGGCGATGGCGCTGTATCAATTTGTTCAGGGAAACCCGGACGTTGCTAAACAGGTCAGAAAACTTGCTCGGGAAAAAAACCCGAATATGCCGCTTCCTGATACAGATTTGATTGAAGACAAGTTTCAATCTGAAATTGAATCTCTTCGTTCAGAATTGAAAAAGCGTGACGAACAGTCTGCTGAAAATCTTCAATCCCAGCGCCGTAGCGAAGCCCATGCCAATATCCGTTCGCAAGGATTTGATCCTGATGACGTTGAGAAGGCAATGATTGCCAACAAAATTGGCGATTATGATGTTGCCATGAAGTTCCTTAGACAGGAACGCGAACTGGCTCCGGCAACCCCGGAATCTGTTTCGCCAATGTCGATGCCTGATAACAAAGAACTTTGGTCCGACAAAAACAAGTGGGCCAAAAATCAGGCGTTTGAAGCAGTCAATGAACTCCGTGCGAAACGGATGGGCGCTAGGTACTAAAAACTTGGCTGCGGCGGGGTGTGCTGGCAGCGTAAACTTTTGATTCAGGAGTAAACGAAAATGCCAGTATTTGGACAAGGTATCGTCCCGGCAGCGGGTCCGATTGCCAACGAACTTACGTACGTCACCCGGCGTGCGTTTATCCCCAAGATGGTTGTGCAGTTATACCAGTCCAGCCCGGTCATTGCCGCGCTACTGGCTAACTCGCAAACTGCCTCTGGTGGTGTTTCTTCTATCTCGGTCCCAGTTCAGGGACAGCCGTTTGTTAACACCCAGTGGTCTGACTACTCGGGTTCGTTTAACCAACCGCAGGCACAGCAGGGCGCGTTCCTTGCTGAATTCAATCTCAAGTCACTGATCACGCCAATCCCGTTCCTCGGAATGGAAGGCGCTGTTCAGATGGACCATGCGATTATCCCGCTAATCGAAGCGCGTATGAACGATGCTACGAACAGCATGGTTGATGCGATGGCGAACGCGTTGTACAACAACACTTCGTCTACGCAGCAGTTACTTGGTCTGCCAGCGGCAGTTGATGACGGAACACAAGCCAGCGCCACATATGGCAATATCAACCGGACAGCGAACGCTTGGTGGCAGGCCAAGTATTATTCAACCTCTGGTAACCTGACCCGAATTAAAACGATGCAATACATTGCAGCGGCTCAGAAATACGGTTCAGAAATGCCCACGATGGGCGTTGTCGGTATTGCAACTTACCTTGGACTTGCAAACGACATTCAGGCAATTGAGTCTTATCAGATTCAGCCGGGTAACGGTTTTGACAGCGACGGTGATCGTCCTCGTTCGCTCTTCAGAGCGATTGACATCGCGGGTGTGCCGGTTTACGCAGATCCGTATTGCCCAGAAGGTACGATGTATTTGCTCAACGCGAACTACCTTAATCTTTACGTTCACGACCAAGCATCGTTTGCGTTTACGGGTTTTGAGTCGCTGTTGTCCAACTACCAGTTGGGCTATGTAGGCGCTGTGTTGACCTTGTGCGAACTTGTGCTTACCAAGCCCAAGACTTGCGTTAGGGTTACCGGCCTTGCCCAGCCATACCCCATCTAATACTTTTGGACTTACGGAGTAAGCCATGTCAGATTTAAAAATTGCATCAGGTGGCAATGACTTTATTGCCGAACAAAGCACAACTCAGATTGCAATTGCTAACGCAACCAATGCGTTTACGTTGGCAACTGTTTCTGCGGGTTTGGTGTCTGGTACTAACACTACCGGGTACGTTGGCACTTTGACGTTTGCTGCGGTGCACGGTCTAACGTTTAGCCCTGCGGCCAACATTCTTCCAAATTACTTTATCAAGTTTGCTTCTGCTACCGTTACTGGCGGCACGGGCATTTTGACGGGTAACGTTTTCCGTATTTTGTCGATCCCAAGCACTACGACGCTTACGTTCTTCACAACGGTGTCGTCGGCTACGTTCTCGGGCGCGTCTGTTATCCCAGTGTTTTACCCGGTCTTGCAGCAGTCTCTGCTGTCTGGCGCGGCAACTGGTGTAGTTAGCGGCTCGTCAAATTCGTTCACGGTTCAGGGCGGCTATCCGTATTACGGCACTGTGCAGTGCGCCAATATTACGGCTGGTTCTAACACGACTGTTTACTACAACCCCGATAACACAGGTGTTCCGTTAGACGCTCAGACGGGTATTACTCCGTCAACGGCTGCAACGGTTCGTTCGTTGTTGTCTGCCGCTGGCGCTGGTCAGTTCCGTCTTGGCCCGTATGACTACGTTGCTCAGACGGGTGTAAACGCTTCGCAAACTACTTACATTTCAATTGTTTCGTAATTAACACAGCAGGGGTGCTGACATGAATGATGGAATTCTTGATACGTCTGATTATGTTCGTGTTGTAAACAACACGGGGGTAGACATAAAAGGAATGTATTCTGGAACTACTTATTTGTTTAGAGTCGGCGCTCCTACTGACATTCATGTGACGGCGGCAAAGCATATTTTTTGTTTTGGCCTTGAAGACAAGATGAATTGCTTTCATCGTTTGGGCTGGTTAGATGGCCGAACATACGAAGAAGCGCTTAACTTTCTTTCGGCAATTTCTTTTGAAGAAGTGACGCTGCCAGTTCCTGACATTTCGCCTAAAAAGCGAGCCAAGATCGGCAAACCGACACCCCTGGTAAATGCCGGTGTGGATGACGGGGAGGGGGATTCGTCCCTCTCCCCTTCTGAAGCCACGGGTACTTTCGGGGATTTATAACTGTGCGAGGGCTGAGTGGTACTTTCAACCTACATCACCCAAGTGCAGCGGTTGCTGCATGATACAAGCGCTCAGTATTGGTCTACAGCCGAACTGACTGATTACATCAATGAATCGAGAAATCGCGTGTGTAAAGACACGCGTTGTCTCCGTCAGTTGGCTACAAGCATCAGTATTGCGTCTGGTGTTGAACAATATCCTTTATCGACAATTCAAGCGTCTCTCCCGTCTGCTTTGACTGGATATACGATTGTCGATGTTATGGGCATTACAATTTACTGGGGAAGCACGCGAATCAAATTGGCGTATCTTCCGTGGACTCGATTTGATGCTCAGTTTAGGTATTGGCAAACAATGTTGAGCAGACCTGTGTGCTACTCGCGCATGGGGATAACAAATGTGTATGTAGGCCCAATACCTGATCAGACGTATGTTAGCGATTGGGATGTATCTCTTATCCCACCTCCTCTAACATCAGACACAACGCCGGAACCAATTACGGAACCGTGGATTGGAGCGGTCAAGTATTACGCTGCATATCTAGCCAAGTTCAGAGAACAGGCTATGCCTGAAGCAAATCTGTTTAAACAAATGTACGAACAGAATATCCTGACAGAAAATAAGGCATGGAGTTATCGCGTCATTCCTGACCCATACGCTAAGTAAGGGAATAGCATGGCTGGTCAACCCACTAAGGGCAATCAAGAAAGTGGTCAAACCCAAATAAGCACGAAAATTTTTCGTGAGTTTAAGGGCGTAAACACTAAAAATGATCGCACGGCAATTCCAGCCGAAAATTTTTATGATTTGATTAATTTAATGCCAATTGGCGCGGCCAACTTGCATTCGGTTCCAAATATTTCGTCTGCGCTGTACGACTTTGCAGGCGTTACAATTTATCGCTTTCAATACGCAAACATAAATTCTATCGACTACCTTATTTGTTTTGGAACAAACGGTGGCGCGTATGCGTACAACATTTCAACGTCAGCAGTTACTACTATAACAGCAGGCGGAACTCTATCAGGCTCTGCGAGCAAGATGGATCAATGGAAGAATCAGGCAGTTCTGATTGTAGATACCAACGGCTATTTTAGTTGGAACGGTACAACGTTTACTGGGCCTATTTATGCAAGCGGCATTCTTCCAACTGTATTGTGGGTAAATCCTGACATTGCCGTTTATAACGGATACGTTTGGATTGTCACAAACAGATTTCTCTATAACAGCGTTCCAAATCAATATGGATCGGCTGCTGGCACTGCTATCAGCACAATTTGTACGTTTGCTTCTGGCACAACAAGTATTGTTGCTTCTTATACGCAATCTGCGTTGGGAAATATTGTTGTCGGATCTACAGTAACTGGAACTGGCATTGCTGGCGGCACAACGGTAAGCGCGGTTAATTACACGACTGGCGCTATTACGTTGTCTGCAAATACAACAGGCACTGGACCATCTCAAACGACTTTGACAACTGCCAATTTTACAACGGGCGACAACATAGCAACTGTTGGTAGCGCAACCGGCATTCAAGTCGGTTCTTACATGCTTTGCAACACGCAAAACGGCGGTCTTGCTGGAAGCACTCAGGTAGCAGCGTCTTACGTTTCTGGCAGCACAATTGTTCCTTTGACGATTACTACTACCGGACCAAATCACGTAGGCTCTGTTTACTATTTTACCAATCCAGTTACGTTGACGTTTAGTACCACAACAACTGGTTGGGATTTTTCTGGCGGCGCTGCGGTGCAATATCTAACTGATCCGCAATTTAGGGGTCAAGTTACAAGATTGTTGTCTGCCAACGGTTATTTGTATTTGTTTAGCAAGTCTTCAATTTTTGTAATTTCGGATGTGTACATTCCGAGCGGGGCTGTTCCTCCATCGCCAGTGTTTAGCATTGTTAACATTCAGGCTTTGATTGGAAGTGACCAGCAAATGTCTGTGTTTGCGCTAGATCGCAAATTGTATTTTTCCAACCCTTACGGCTTGTGGGCGTTGCAAGGTGTCACGGCTTCTAGGGTCAGCGAATCAATTGATGGAACAATTCAGTATTTAGATCCAACTTGGACCATTTCAGGCGGGACCGCTCAAGTTTTAAACATTGCTCAATCAACGTTTCTTATTAAACAATTAAACGATCCTGTATTTGGAACAAGAATCGTTGTTGCTTGTTTTTTTGACGAAAAATGGTGGTTTTACTTGCCGCCAACTGGATGCACATTTGTTGGTTCAGGTATGGGCGGAACAAATACAAACGTGCCTTGTTTGTTTGCATTAATTAATAACAAAATTTATCGTTTGTTTTCTGATTACACGACATCTCCAGCAGCAAGTTGGAAATCCGCTCTTTGGGGAATGGAAGACTCCCTTGCTGACAAAGAAGTGTTCAGAACTGGTTTTGAAATTTCCGCTCCGTCTGGAATTAGCGCTTCGTTTACACTGACATTAGACACTCCGTCTTTGTCCACTTCGCTAAGTCCTACGTCTGGCGCTTCAAATATTGTTTGGTCTAACAATACTGGCTCATTAGTTTTGTGGTCAAACAACAGCCTACTTACCGTATATTGGTATTCCGCTACTTACTTGCTGTATTTTGCTGACGGAAAAGGCGGGTATGGCAAATATGTTGGTTTAACCGGAACAGTAACAGCGGCTTCGCCTTATTCTATTTCTTCAATTGCTATGGACTACACACTTAGAAAGCGGTGGTAACAATGACTTTTCCTGCTGTAACAGTACCAAACACTTTTCAGTCCCAAACGGGACCAATTCCTTTGTCACAATTGGATGCGAATTTTTCTGCTTTGCAAACAGCAGCAAATTACTTTTCTTGCACGGCTAAGTCTGCTTCAACTGCAAGAGCAAGCACTACAACCCTGTCTAACGATCCAGAATTGATTTACGCAATTACTTCTTCTGGAACATACCAAATTACAGCGTTTATAAACACATCGTATTTGTTAACTAACATTAGCAATAACGGCGGTTTGTTTTTTAACATTAATTACAGCGGATCTTTTTTGTCTGGTCAGACAAATTCTCCGTTGATCATTGTTGGTGGAAACATCTCGCCTGCTGCTAGTTATCTTACTTTCGTTTACCCTTATATTCAATCAACACAAACTGTTATAGGTATGCAATTACTTGGAATCACAACGTCAACTTTTACGAATTATTCTCAATTTGTTGTAACTGGAACGTTGATTGCCACCGGAACAGGAACACTAGGATTGTCTTGGGCGCAAGGAGTGTCAAATGCAACTGCAACTACGTTGTATGCTGGCTCTTATCTTGCTGTTACGAGAATTCTTTAATGGATTGGCATGAAATTGCGATGGGGGCAATTACGGTTGTTTTAACAATCATAGGGTGGGGAATAGTCAGGCTGTTTGCAAAAATTGACGAAGTAGAGAACGATATACAAAATTTTCGCAGCGGAATCTATCAAAGGTACGTTCAGCGAGAAGACTACAGAGCCGATATTTACGAATTAAAATCAATGCTTGGAAAAATTTTTGAAAAATTAGATGGAAAAGCAGACAAGTTATGATTGTTACTCCGTTTGGCGACTTGGTGTTTGGCGATGACAAGGGGATCAAACCTTGGATATTTGCTCATGACCAGCGCCATAGAACGGAATTGTCGGCTATTGGACGCGCAGGCGTTGCTCTTCCCTATGCAGGACTTACTGAAAAGATCGACTCTGATTGGTTCGGAAGACATCTTCTTTATCATCTAAGCACGCTTAGATACATGCCAACCGATGATTCCGCTTCGGCTCAATTGCTTGAGATGGAATGGAACAATGCTCAGAATTTTCAAGTTTGGCATCAAATGCACAACAACTTGCACAGCGTGTTGGGCAAAAGTTTAGGGATCAGTAATGCCACTTAATGAAACATCACTGCAAAAGGCTAACGCTCAAACTGGGATAAAAAGTCCGGTCACAAGCATTCCTGCGCCTTCTGGGGTAACGCCCTCTTCGTATCCTGCGCCGACTGTCCCGCCTAATCCAATCGGTCTGCGTGGGCCTGCCGTAGGATCACCTACTGCTCAACCTACCCCATTTGGCAGCGGTGAAGGTCGCGGCCAAGGGGTAAAGGGGTTAGGAACAAATCCTGATGGGTCGGTAGGTAATTACACCGCCGAACAATTGAAATACATGGATTGGCTTGCCAATGGCGGGGATCGTTTAGGATACGATCCAAACGGCAACCAAAAAATGAGTGGTTTTGAGACCATTTTTGCCGATCTTGCCATGCTTGCCGGAGCAGTGATTACTGGAGGCGCGGCGCTTGGAGTAGAGTTTGGAGCGCCAGCAGCAGCGGCGGCTGCGGGAGACGCGGCCGCTGCCACTAGCGCTGCTGCTGCTACTGGCACTGCCGCTGAAGGAGCAATTGGCACTGGAATGGCGGCTTCAACTGCTGCTGCCGGAGAAGTTGCGGCCAGCACCGTTGCCGAAGGCACTTTGGCTGAAACCCTTGTTACTGCATCTGCCTCAAGTGGGTTAACTGCCGCTGAAGTAGCCGCAGGCGCAGCCGCCGGGATTAGCGGCACTGCTGCCATGACCGGAGGCACTTCTGCCGGGGGAATGCCAGCGGTTAACGCGCCTCCTGGGGGCGGATTAAGCCAATATCTTCCCAAAAACATGATTAGCAGCGGCCTTAAAAATGCCGGTATGAACGCTATTCCCGCCAACATCCTTGGCAGCGCGGGTCAGGGTTCGATCATGTCTCTTATTACGGGCGGAGACCCCCTAAAAGGAGCCATTAGCGGCGGTTTTAGTTCAGGCATATCGCAAGGCCTTCAGGCGTGGGAAGCCTCTACGGGGGCTTTGGACGTTCTAGGGAACAGCGGTATTGCTGCGGTTAACGGGGCCGTTACTGGCGCTAGTACGTCTTTTATTTTGGGCGGAAAAAACCCGTTACAGTCTGGTTTGATGGGCGCTGCCGGTGGATTTGGCGGTTCCATCATGTCCGAAATAATGGGCGGTTCGTCTGGAAACGGCAAAATTGGTCAGTTTTTGGGCGCGCAGGCCGGACAAATGGCAATGGCTTCAATTTTGAACCAGGGAACGCCTTCTCATGTTATGGGCCAGAACAAAAGTCCCGCAGCCGCAGTAACGCCCCAGCAAACAATTCCATCGGCTTTGACCACGCCAACGGTAAATCCGATTACGGCCTCAACGGTCACGCCTCCTCACTCCCCTTTCTATGGAGTAGGATATGGAGGCGGTGGCGGCGGCAATGTTGCTTCATCTGGAGATGACTCTTCCTATTGGGGCGATGATCAGCAAAAACTTAAGCAGTTGATGGCTGCGTTGCAACAACAAGGTGGAGTTTATGGGTAGTCCAACAACGGCTGGAACAAGCGATCCAAACGCTGCTTTGGCAGCAGCCATGCAGCCTAAAGTCTCAACCCCAACTGCCCCCGCAGGAGCCTCTCCAGCGGCAGGCGCAAGCAGCACGGCAGGAGCGGGCGGCGGGGCCAACACTGCGGCAAACATTTTGGCTGAATTGGGAGCCGGTTATAGCGTCTACAACGCTATAAATCAGGGAAACCAGCAGGCGGCGATGTTTAATGACATCCGACAGCCCTCTGTAACGGCTGGAAAAAACTACCTTAACAATGCCACTTCAGGCACTTTGACTCCTTCGCAGCAAAACCAAGCCAATGCCCTTAATTCCCAAGGCAACGCGCTGGCAAATCAAGCCTCACCTTTTCTTGCCGCAGGCGCTCAGGGTCTTCAGCAATACGAAAGTGGGCAATTACCGCAATGGCAGCAGCAACAATTGGACAATCAGACCGCCGCCGCTATTGCTCAGGCACGCGCTTCAATGGGTCCAAACGTTGATAGCAGCACAATGGCTTCTATGGAGCAAAACATTCGATCCCAGGCATCAATTGCTCAGGGACAAATGCTGCAACAGAATTTAAAAACCGCAACGGACCTTTACACGTTGGGCGCAAACACTCAAAAAGAAGCGTTTGCATTAATTGATGCCGGGTATCAGTCCGTCATTACAAACTTGCAGCAAGACTTTGCCGACGCTATGGCTGCGTTTACTCAAGGTGATGCTTCGGCTGCAAACATGGTCAACACGCAATTACAAAACGATCAAAGGCTAAGTAGCGCTTTGTCTAAGTTAATTGAAGGAATGGGAAGCCTTACTGCTAAAACTGCCATGTCTGGCAACAGCAGCGTTTCCGACGCAATCAAAAAATTGCTTGGATTTGGAAACGATTCAAATGCTGCCCCTGCTGGAACGTCAACTAATGACACTATGTATGGTGAAATGCCAAATATTCCTGCGTTTGCGGGAATGGACTCAAGTCAGTTTTCTAATGGCACTTCTAATGACACTATGTATGGTGAAATGCCAAATATTCCTGCGTTTGCGGGAATGGACTCAAGTCAGTTTTCTGATCCTGCTACCGATTCTACTCCGACTTAGGATTTTAATCATGGCTGAAACAACAAATGCACAACCGGCAGATCAGGCTACTTTAGCCGATTCTTTAATTGCTCCCGTGGATGAAACGAAATATCTTGAGATGACCCCTGAATCGAAAGAACTTTCTTCAGTGCAAAATTTTGCCGAGGATCAGCCAAGGTATAAAGAATCTAAGTTAAGAGAAGCGCAAGCGACAGAACAATACACAAGGGGAAACGAACGGTTAGAGAAACTTTATCAGCCACAAAGCAAAGGCGGAGGGATGCCTGATGTTCCAGACATCAACAGCCTTTACAGCGAAAAAAATATTCCCGAACTAAAAGAAGAGCAAAAATACGCTCAGGACAGCACGCCTCATTTGTTAATGGTGGCTGTTATTGGCGGATTGTTGGGTAAGAAAAACGCTATGGTTGCGCTTGAAGCACAAGGCGATATTGTAAAAAATTTAAACGAAAACAATAAGAATTTGTATCTAAAGGCAAAAGAACGTCGAGATGACGCAGTTGCCAAGATAAATGTTGAAGCCAAACGAATGATGGACGTTCACAAAATGCTTCGCGATGCGACTCAGGATCAGATTGATTCTGAAAGGCTTGCTACTGATGGAGCGTTGCACATCATTGGAGCAGAAAGAAAGTCTCAAGATGCACAAATGGCTCAATACATAAGATCATACGAAAAACTTAGGACACAAGCGGAGTCAATGCAGAAGTTCAGAATAACAACTGGACTTCGCGAAAAGTTGCTAGGCATTCAAAAAATGCGAGTAGTGGGTTCTCAGACTTTGGCTTGGGACAAGCAGTATTCTGCTCTTAAAGGATCAAAGTTAACAACAAATCATCTTATTGATCGTTTTAAAAATGCTCAAGACAAATGGAACAAGTTTTTAGTTAAAAACAAATTGATTGGATCTGGTGCTGCTCCTTTTGCGCCAGATTTAATAAACAAAATTAACACATCGCTTGATCCTGAATATGCTGAACTTCGCCAAATGTTTACAGACTTAGCGGGTTCTGCGTTGGCAGTGCAAAACGCAAATCTTACATCTGGCGCTCAACGAATCAGGGCTGTTGAAATCACAGAACTTCAATCTATCCCTAGCGTTGAGGGAAAAACTCCAGCAATGATTACCAGAGTCATTAATGACATGGTTGAAAAAATCACTGCTATTGGCGGAGACATCGACACGCAAACTAATTTCTGGGAAAGCGAAAGATCAAATTTAGGGTTTAACAACATGCCTGCTGATGCTCCTCAGAAAAGTCCAAACCCTGGTAGCACAACTCCGCCAAACAACACCCTAAATGGCAGGGCCATTGTCGTTAAAAACAATGCGTGGGTTTATGCAGACACAGGCGAACCAGCGAAATGATTCCTCCGTTACCTCCCGGCGCAATAACGTCGGAAAATCCTCCGCTGCCTCCCGGCGCAATAACGTCGGAAGGTCCTCCGCTGCCTCCCGGCGCAATAGCAAATGGCGCTGAAGATACGTCATGGGGCGGAGGCAAAGCAGATGCCTCTCAAAACAATGCAATGTGGAATGACATCCTTGATGTAACCGAGGACGATAGAAAAGAGTCTATGGCAGGTACTGCTAGTAGACACGCAGCAAAAAGCATTGCGCCAAGTGCAGCCGCCTACGTTGGCGCTCAGG